GCCGCAGCTTCTCCGCTCCCTCCTCCGTAAAGAATTTCCGGCCCTCCACGGTCAGGTACTCACCCTCTGCCAGACGGTCATCCCTCAGCTTGGCTAATTGGAACTTGGTGATGCCAAGCTCCGTACACAGGTCATTGAATGCGATCATCAGTAGGCCCTTCCGATTGGTTTAATGGTTCTAAGTGAGTTGGGGTCGATAAAGCGAATGCCCGCCACCGCCGCATAGCGGATGCAGTCGATGGGGTCTTTCCACGCCTCATCCTGCCCGCCATCCGCCGTGTACTCCTGAAAGGCTTGGATGATGTTCTCGCAGCGGTCTGAGATGTACAGATGAGGCCGATTCAGGGAATCCACCGGAGCCTTCTTGTTGTACGAAAGCTTGGTCTGGATGGCCTGCAACCCGTCCTCGATGTCCAAGCCGGGGGCTGGGAGGAACACTAGCCCGGCATCCTCAAGGTCCGCCATAACGGACGATACGCCGGTTTGCGTCTGATACTTGGCCGCACCTAGCCGTGGGTCGATCAGTCTTTCAAAGATTGAGTCATTCGTATCCGACTCCATCCCGGTGATCAGATCGACGTAATCACGTATCCCGTAACCTAGACCCTTGGACCCCTCTCCACCAATCCACTTCCCCCCGTGCCATCTGGCCCACTCCCCGACATTCACATCCGGCCATTCCCGATAAATCCACCACGTATCAGACGGGTCCACGGCAATCCACGCCATAAACCAGTTCTTCCGTCCAGCAGGATCGAGGATGAGATATTTGGTCGTACCCGATAATTTAATCGAGTCGTGGGCTACGACGTTCAGGTCTCGGCTGAAGTTGGGGAACTTCGTACTGACTGACTTCGTGGCGATGCCATACGCACGGGTCAGAATCTCCGCTTCCGGCCTATTGGCTAGGTCTTTGGCGATACGGTCGTAACCACCGAAGGGGTTGTCTCTACTGTGGAAGTAGATGATCCCGGCATCCCGGTTCCTTGAACGCTGTAGGTATGGGACTGTCCTGCCACCCAGAAGCTCGGCGGGCTTAGATCGGATGGTCTCCGCTCCCTGCACGTAGTCTCGGACAACTTCGGTGTAGCCGTCGATAGGTGTAAAAGTAACGACCAGCTTGCTGTTGCGAGTAGCGAGGCGGAAACGAAGAGTGCTAAGGAGTTCCGGGCCGACGAGATATTCATCACACCAAGCGCCAATGTTGATCCAGCTAGGATTCCGGCACCCCAACTCAGCACCCTCAAGGATTGTGTCGTTGTTAAGGAATTGAGCATAGGTCTTGAAGATGATGGAGCTTTTGCTGACAGGGAGGATGAGGCTGGACTTGGAGAACCCGTTCTTCCGGGTGTAGGACACGTTCTCCTCCGTACCCAAGACCTTCACCTTAAACTCTTCCGGCAGAGCGTCATACACCGCAGACTGCTGCTGACGGATGGAGACATCCGCATTCTGGGCAAAGCACATAATGACGGAGCCGGGGTTCTCCACCGCAGACTTAACTACGGCGTGTGCTGCCCAACTTGTTTTGCCAGAACGATTTCCGCCACTTACTAGCAATTCGGCGTGGGTCTGGAGCAGTTCCTCGGCATCCCGCCAATGGGGTAGCTTCCAACCATACCGATAGGGGTCTCGCCTGCTATTAGCGATAGCCGAGTGGTAAAGTTCGTGGAGCTTCAGGACATCCTGCGGCTCCATCGCCGCCAACTCCTCGTCAGTCGGCGGCTTTAGAACTTCGTGCGGTTCCCAGACTAAGGCCATTGTTAAAGGAAAGCCTCGTTTTCTTTAATGCCGGGAATCGCAATTAAAGGAAAGCCTAGTTTCCATTTTCTGGATGTTGAAAAAACACCCCAGCCTTTTCAACACGCCTCCACGGGTTTAGCCACCACTTCCACGCTACTAGCCTTCAGCTTGGCTCGGGCTTCTGCAATAGCCTTCATAGCATCTTCCAGACTCGGAGCGGCGGCCTTGTGCTCGACGACGACCTTGTTCTCGCCAATCACGGCCATATACTTGTCCATACTGATGCCCCAAGGAATAGCCAAATCCCGGATGTTGGTCCGCGCCAACTGCTCAGGGTCTTCCGCCAACTGCCGCATCTTCTCCTTCTGCAACAGTCTCAAACCCTCCGCAATCTCCAGCGCATCCTGAGCCAACTCCCGCCGCCTATCCTCCAAGACCATCTGATGCCTAGCCTTTAGCCGACTAATGGTCTCCCACTTCATCCCCAGCTCCTCCCTAATCTTCCCAAAGGAGCACCCCTCAGCCAACATCTCCAAAGCCTTGACGGCCTTAGCCGGGTCCCGCCTTTCCAAGAAGTTCCCCTCAGCCTCGCCGAACTTAGCAATCTCCACCGCCATCTCACTAACAGGCTTTCTAGCCCGTTTAGCGCGTTCTTTAGCCATAGGGCTATGCTGGTATGCCCCAAGGGCTCAACTCAAGCCTAATCGCACAGGGCGGCTTTTAGGGACATATTGGGAATTTTTTAAAAGGGGTTAGTGGAGCAATCCCAATTTACCCACCACCCCCCCCCCACCAACCCCCTCCCCCCCCTAGGGGGAACACCCTAGTCACAAATGTTACTGAGGGATTCACCCCAGTCGCGGATGGGATGAAGGGAATGCCCCAGTCACAAATGGGAGGGGTTCGGACCGGGCGTGCGCGAGGCGAGGCTTTAAGAGTGAAGGGGTTGCGCCAGCCGTTGCGCCAGCCATTGCCCGGCTCACTCCTTCGCCAGCCCTTGCCTGTCTCTCCCTGTCTCCCTGTCTCACTCTGTCCTTCACTCTGTCCGCCACTTTGTCCTTCCTGTCTTCCTGTCCTTCTCGGCTCCCTTGGGCTTGGATTGCGGGGATTCGGATTGCGGGGAGCCGGTTCCTTTCAAATACGTGTTTCTACGTATTGCGTTTCCGCGCTCGCTTGTGGTATCCTGTCTCCGCGCTTGGGATACCCAAGCCGAAACAAAACAAACGAAATGAAACACGAATCCGAAACCGTTACCCTTGCCGATGTCCTGCTTTATGTCCTTTTGATTGCGGGGCTCGGCTTGGGCCTTGCCTATGCGTTTTGAACCCTTTGTTAGTTAACCAGAAACAAAAGAACATATGCTAAGCAACTACCTTGACAGAATAAGCTACGGGAAGACGGGATTAAACATTATCCGCCCTTGGGGCCTTTACCGGCGCTCCGGGAGCCGGGTCCTTTGCGCGGATGGGAAGATTCGCGCCTTGGCACACTTGAAAGACAGTCCCGACACCTACTTTTCAATTCCTGCGGCGATCGTTGCGGGGAAAAAGTATGTCTCCGGGTACGTGACAACCGAGGAAGACGAAAGCGGGAACGCTGCCTTTGCCTTTCGGGCGCACACGAAAACGGGGTTTGTCCGCTGGCCCGATAAATTCACTCCAGAACATAACGCTTTAGTTGCTAAGGCTCATTAACATACAAAAAAATGCAAACCTACGTACACTTATCCCGCGAATCCGGGAACGCCAAAACGGGACCCATCCCCGTTTCTACTACGTCAGCCCAAACCTGTCCTCCGTCTTGTCCCTTTAACCGGGGACAGGGTTGCTATGCGGGGAGCGGACCACTTGCGTTGCATTGGCGAAAAGTCACCGCAAGGGAGCGCGGGATGGCTTGGGGTAAGTTTTGCGCGGAGATTGCGGGACTTGCCGAGGGTCAGTTGTGGAGACATAATCAAGCCGGGGATCTTCCCGGATCCGGGGAGCGGATTAACTCCCGGGAGCTTTTCGCGTTAGTCCGCGCAAACCTAGGCAAGCGGGGATTCACGTATACGCATAAAACGAACTCACGCAGCAACTTGCAAGCGATTGCAAAAGCCAACTCCCGAGGGTTTACCATTAACCTCTCGGCTAACTGCCTTGCACACGCGGACACACTTGCACGGACCAAAGCGGGGCCTGTCGTTTGCGTGCTCCCGCAGGAACAAACGCGCAATTGCTTAACTCCCGAGGGTCGCCGCGTGGTAGTGTGTCCGGCTACGCAACGGGATAATGTTAGCTGCGCGACCTGTCAGCTATGCTCCCGGCGGGAACGGTCAGTCATTATCGGCTTCCCCGCACACGGGACAAGCAAGCGCAAGGCTTCGGCAATTGCGGGAGGTGTTTTGTGAAAGCTTCATTTCCGAAGGCGCAAGCGATCCTTGCAAAGCGGGGAGCGCGCTACCTTGCGGGAGCGTGCCTTTCGCACGTTTCTTTTAAGCTTTGCAACCTGTCAATTCGGGACCTCCCGGACCTCCCTTGCGGGATGGACTATCGGGACCATTGGGAGGAGACTTGGGAGGCCGAAGGCTTGACCGAAGCCAACCTTGCGCAAGCCGTAGCCGAAGCCGAGGAATGCGTGCGGGAAATCTTGCAAGGCGAAGGCCTTGCTGACCTAGCTGCCGAAGCCGAAGCCGTAGCTGATTGCAAATTCGGGAGCCGCTTCGGATGAAAAAAGGCGATTTCGTGACCACGGCCCTCTGGTTAATTGTTTGCGCGGCCTGTCTTTTGTACGGCCTCGGCCTTGCGCTTTTAGGTTAGCCCAAGCCAACCTAACCCAAGCCTCCCTTTCACCGGGGAGGCTTTTTCGCGCCTATTTGCGGCGATCCGCGCTTCCCCTTGCGCCTTTCCTTGCGTTTTGCGGGGTCCGGGGAACGCGGGGAGTGTCAACGTAGCCGCAGCGGGTCAAAGTGGCTAGAAACGCAAGCAAAGGCCGTTTCTGGCGATTTCCGGAACTGGGCAACATTCCCCGGTGCACGCCTAGGGTCTTTTCCCTACGTAGTACCCTGTACGTACCCCTGCGCGGGGAAGAGGCTTGCCGGGCGCGCGCCTATCGTGGAAAAGCTCCTTAAAGCGCAAATCCCCTTAAAGCGCAAATCCCCCTTAAAGGGTGAATCTCGCCTTAAAGCGACAATCCCCCGCATTTATGACCGAATCCCAACTCCTGATCCTATTCCTCGCAATCGTCCAAATGGAATCCAGCGGCGACCTGAACGCCCGCAATGGCTCCGCCATAGGCCCGGCCCAAATCCAGCCAGCCGTGGTTAAGGACATTCAAAACTGGGGGCACCAAGCCTCCTTAAAGGACCGATCCACCCTTGATGGCAGCTTCCGCTTGTTCTGCCTTTACACGGACCGCTGGGTGGCGCGGCACCGCCTACCCGACACGCCGCAAACCAGAGCCAACATCTGGAGGCACGGGCCTAATTCCCAGTACGCCTTAAAGGGCCAATCCACCAAATATGCCTTAAAGGTGCAATCAATGGTGAATGATCCAAGTCTCGGTTGGGCTCACCCTAACAGCCGTAAATGGCTGGCTGACCGAGGGAAGCGTGACCTGAGACGCTAGGTTTATGACGGGTTTTTTAGCTGTGATTCCCGTTAAAACCTTCACTCTCTTAGAACTTTCTTCAAACATATCTAGTTGGTCTTCAGAGGTTTGCACGCTTAAAGGCAAAATCACGCATCTAAAGCTTGATGTCAACCGTCTAGTCTGCATCGTCAGCGATGTCAGATGCGGTGTGATGGCCGCTCAACTAAGTTTGGGGCAAGAAGCCCGAGCCCGGTCGAGTCCATCACCTCGCCGGGCTTCTTTCTTTTAAGGAGCCCGCGTAGGGTTCCGGCCACGTATCAGCTACAAAGCACCGGACGCCTCAAGCGGCGACACACTTAGCTTGGCTAGGTTAGTTGGGCAAAAGTCCACCGTGAAACTTGTTGAGACTTCGATAACGGTGGCGTGGGGGCTCTAAAGCACTCAGGCTCAGGTCAGACCCGCCCAACCCGAAACTCTGAGCTTGCCTTGGAGGAATAAGCCAACGGGAAAAGCAGACCATAGGAACCCCTATGGAAGTCTCTTGCATCTCGGCTAGGTCAGTAGACAAAGATGATCTTTAGATGTTACTGCCGGGACTCAGCTACGCTTCGCCCTATGGCGGATCGGAAAAAACATACATTCAAATCCTTAACCTAAAACCCAACAAAACAGATGATGACACTAATATGCAGCGGACTGGGATTCCTAATTGGAGTCGTAGTCGGAATCGTGATCCAGAGTGAAGATGGCCCTGACCGGGAGGACTTTGAGTGAATCACGCAGAAGAAGCCATCCGCCTGATCACCGGGGACCGGAATGAGAGTTACGGAACCCCAGATCAGGATTTTTCAGGGATCGCCGCGATGTGGACCGGACTCTTGAACACCCGGCTGACCAGCCCCATCACCGCAGAGGACGTTCCCCTGATGATGACGGCCTTAAAGCTTAGACGGCAGGCACATAAGCCGAAGGACGATAATTTGATTGACGCGCACGGCTACTTGCTGTGCCTTCAATGGATGCAGACGGGAAAACGCCCCGTCGTAGGAAACCAAAACCAAACAGAGAAAGCAGCACACAATGAAGATTAAAAGACCAGCCCTATATAGCCCGGTGGCGATGGCCGCCTATTTCCTTGGACGGGCCGAAACGCATCGGCTGAACTCCCGATACGAAACTCGGGACCAATTCCGGCAGGGAGCCCGGGCGATGATGCGAGACAACGCCCTCCGAGCCGTTCATTACATCAAGCAGATTGGAGGTGCGTCTTGATTAACGAGCACGGCGATATGATCGCCATCTCAGCCTACTACAAGGTGCAGGCTCAGGTGGACGACCTCCAACGGCAATTGGACAACGCCCGCACGGGCTGGCTGTGTGAAACCTGTGATGGGCGGGCTTGTGAGGGCCAGCGGCAGAGCGAGTTGATGTTCGCGGAAAACGAGTCCCTGCGTGAAAAAATAGCGGACTGGGAGAATGCGGTAGCGCACGCCCTAGAGCATCGACCCGAGGAGCAGCATTGCACTTGTGTTGCTCCGTTAGTCGGAAAGGTGAAACAACTGGAGCGCGAAAAGGCGCTTCAGGGGCTGCATCTTGCCACTATGGCAGACGTAGTACTC